GTCAAATTTCCACGTCCACAAAATGGGCAACTGAGCGAGTGATTCCATGGCACGTCCCCGCACCCCATCAAACGTCCTCGACCTTCGGGGGGCGTTCAAGAAAAACCCAGATCGCACTCGAGAGGATTCAGAGGGTGCAGGCCCATTCAACCCGGAGCCTCCCGACAACCTCCCATCGTCGTGCCTTCCGGCGTGGCGCTTCATCGTGGAGCGCCTGCCCAAGATCGTGATGTCGAGTTCGGACGAACTGGCACTTGCCCAGGCTGCGCGGTGCCTTGCTGGTGTCTGGCAGCTGGACGAGGCAGGCGGTGCGCGTCACCCGGACTTCAAGGCGCTGAATGCGGCGCTCAAGGATTGGTTGATGCAGTTGGGGATGACGCCGATTGCCAGAACGAAGATCCCGGCCCAGAAGCCCGGAAAGTCGTCCAACCCGTTCGGTGACATCTGACTAAGGAAGTGGCCCACCACGTCGCAGCTGCTGAGAGGTATGCCCGCGATGTAGTCGCGGAAAAGATTCCGGCCTGCAAGTGGACCAGGCTGGCGTGCGAGCGCCACCTGAACGACCGCAAGCGGGAGCGAAGCAAGGCATTCCCGTACAAGTTCGATGCGGCGCAGGCCGAGCGGATTTGCCGGTTCCTGGAGCTGCTCCCGCACATCAAGGGACGATGGGCGAAGGCCGACGCCAAGACGCGGGCTGCGCAGCGGTTGAAGCTGGGCGACTGGCAGTGTTTCGTGATGGTCGTGCTGTTCGGGTGGGTGAAAAAGAAGGGCACGGGGCGACGCTTTCGCAAGGGATCGATCTACCTGCCACGAAAGAACGGAAAGAGCACGATTGCAGCCGGCATTGGCCTATTCATGTTCGGCAAGGATGGCGAGGCTGGCGCGGAGATCTATTCCGGCGCGACGACCGAAAAGCAGGCGTGGGAGGTCTTTGGGCCGGCTCGCCTGATGGCGAAGAACGAACCGTTGCTGGCTGAAGCCCTCGGGATCGAGGTCAATGCCTCGAACATGGTTCGCCTGGGCGACGGGTCGAAGTTTGAGCCCGTGATCGGCAAGCCAGGCGACGGCGCATCGCCTCATCTGGCAATCGTTGACGAGTACCACGAGCACCAGACCTCGGACCACTACGACACCATGCTGACCGGCATGGGCGCGCGTGAGCAGCCCCTGCTGCTGGTCATCAGCACGGCCGGGGACAACCTCGCCGGCCCTTGCTACGACGACTGGTTGACGGTCAAGAAGATCTTGGAAGGCGTCGTCGAGGACGAGACGCACTTCGGTGTGATCTACACCGTAGACGATGACGATGACTGGACCAGCGAACTTTCACTCAGGAAGGCAAACCCGAACTACGGCGTGAGCGTCGGAGCGGAGTTCCTCGGCCAGCAGCAGCAAGACGCGATCAACAACGCGCGAAAGCAAGGAACGTTCAAGACGAAGCACCTGAACGTATGGGTTCAGGCGCGCGACGCCTTCGTGAACATGCAGCGGTGGGCGGAGTGCCTGACACCTGGGCTGTCCATGGAAGCCATGGAAGGAAGGCGCTGCTACGTCGGAATGGACTTGGCGAGCAAGGTTGACCTTGCGGCGCTGGAAATCCTGTTCCCTCTCGACGACGGGAAGTTTGCCCGCTTCGGCAAGTATTACCTGCCAGAGGAGACGGTAGACGCACCGGAAAACGAGCACTACCGGGCATGGGCGCGTGAAGGATGGCTGACCGTCACCGAAGGCAACATCATCGACTTCACGCGAATCCTTGAGGACATCGACTCGCTGCAGAGCCGTTTCGAGCTTACGGAACTGGCATACGACCCTGCGCAGGCAACGATGCTTGTTACAGAGGCGCAGAACAGGGGAATTACGTGCGTTGAGCTTCGCCCAACGGTGCTGAATTACTCAGAGCCAATGAAGCAAATTGAGGCGCTGATCCGTGATCGCAAAATCGAACACAACGGCGACCCTGTGATGACGTGGGCAATGTCTAACGTCGTCGCAAAGCTGGACGCCAAAGACAACGTGTATCCGCGCAAGGAGCGGGTGCAGAACAAGATCGACCCTTTCGTTGCGCTCTGCGCGGCGATGGCTCGTGCAATGGTCGGCAACAACGGCACGGTCTACAACGACCGCGGCTTGTTCATGCTCTAAGGGGCCGCAATGGGATTTTGGACGAACCTATTCGAGCGAAAATCCGCGACGCCGTCAGAGATTGCGCGGGATCTGCTGTCTGGGACAAAGGCGGCATCCGGCGCTTACGTCTCGCAGGACAGCGCGATGCAGGTCGCGGCGGTCTACTCCTGCGTGCGGATCATCTCTGAGACTGTCGCGTCGCTACCGCTGCACATTTACAAGCGGGCGAGCGACGGTTCCAGAACGCGGGACGTGATGCACCCGCTTTACAGCCTTCTTCATGACACGCCGAACGAATACCAGACGGCGATGGAGTTTCGTGAACTGATGCAGGCGAACCTGTGCCTGCGCGGCAATGCCTACGCCTTCATCAACTGGACGAGCGACTCGGTTGCGTCTGAACTGCTTCCGCTGACCCCTGACCGCGTTACTGTCCAGGTTGCGAAGGACGGCTCGCGCAAGTACGTCCTCGAAGCCGGTAGCGAAAAGCGCCTGATTGACCCTTCAGACATGCTGCACATCAGGGGCCTGTCGTCGGATGGAGTCCTCGGTCGCTCTCCGATTTCGGACGCACGAGAAGCCATCGGCGTCGCGATGTCCACGCAGGAATATGCCGCGACGTTCTACAAGAACGACGCGACTCCTGCGGTCGTCCTCAAGCACCCCGGAAAGCTCGGTGCGGATGCTGGAAGGCGCCTCAAGGAGCAATGGAACGAGGTGTTTGGCGGGGCTGGAAAGTCTCGCGGGACGGCCGTGATCGAGGAGGGCATGAGCATCGAGCGCATGTCCCTGACAGCGGAAGACGCTCAGTTCCTCGAGACGCGCAAGTTCCAGCGGTCGGAAATCGCGGGCTTGTTCCGGGTTCCGCCTCACATGATCGGCGATCTGGACCGTGCCACGTTCGGGAACATCGAGCATCAGTCCATCGAGTTCGTCACCCACTGCATTCGGCCCTGGCTGGTTCGATGGGAACAGGCGCTTTCCAAGGCTCTATTTACGGCTCCCGGTCTTTACTACCCGGAACACAACGTCGAAGGACTGCTTCGCGGCGATATCAAATCTCGCTACGACGCGTATGCCATCGGCAGGAACTGGGGATGGCTGTCGGCGAACGATATCCGGTCGATGGAAAACCAGAACCCTATTGCAGACGGCGACATCTATTTGCAGCCCATGAACATGAACAGGGCAGGACAGACCAATGCGTAAAAACATGCAGGTGCCGATCAGCTTCAAGGCAAGCAAGGAAGGCGTCATTGAGGGCTATGGCTCGGTGTTCGGCGTCGAGGATTCCTACTCGGACGTCGTTCGCCCCGGTGCCTTTGCAGAGTCACTGAAGACTGATCGCATGCCGGCGATGCTGTGGCAGCACGACCCGTCGGAGCCGATTGGCGTCTGGACGGAGATGCGCGAGGACGCGACAGGCCTCTACGTCAAGGGCCAGCTTGCCGACACGCAGCGCGGCCGCGAGGCCCTGTCCCTGATGTCTCTGGGCGCGATGTCGGGCCTTTCCATCGGCTACAGCACCGAGGCGTACTCGGTGGATGACAAGACCGGCGTCCGCTACCTCGACGCCGTGAAGCTGTGGGAAGTGTCCCCGGTGACGTTCCCGGCCAACGACGCGGCCCGGGTAACGGGCGTCAAGAACATGACCGTGCGGGACTTCGAACAGTTCCTGCGCGACAACGGATTCAGCCGCAAGGCTGCTGAAGCCATCACGGCTTCGGGGTTCAAGGCGATGCAGGGGGAACCTGCCGCCGACCTGGAAGAGAAGCAGGGGGAGCCTGCTGACGTTCAGGCATTGAAGGCCGTAAAGGCTTTCCCGCTCTTCAAACTGTAGATCGCTTTTCATTCAGGAGATTCAAATGTCGGACCTTTCTATTGCTATTGAAAACATTGGCCGCGACTGGGAAGCCTTCAAGGCTGCTGACGCTGCCACGAAGTCCCGTGGCGAGGCTGAGCGCAAGGAGATCCTCGAAAAGATCAACAACGCGCTGACCGCTTCGGAAGAGGCCAAGAAGGCTGCCGAGTTCGCCTCCACCAAGGCGGGCCGCCTGATGGCTGCCGGTGGCACGGAGATCGACGCCGAGAAGGTGGAGCACAAGCAGGCCTTCGGCAAGTTCCTCCGGAAGGGCATCGATACGGGCCTCGGCGAGATCGAGCGCAAGGCGCTGTCCATCGGTACGGCTGCTGACGGTGGCTACGCGCTGCCGGAACAGATCGATGCCATGGTGCAGAAGAAGGTCGTGGACATCAGCCCGATTCGCGGCATTGCCACGGTCGTGACCGTTTCGACCAACGACTACAAGCGGCTGATCGACGTCAGGGGCACGGCGTCGGGCTGGGTGGGTGAAACCGCTGCCCGTCCCGCGACCAATACGCCGCAGCTGTACGAAGCGGCGGCTTTCATGGGCGAGGTGTACGCCAACCTGACCGCTTCGCAGACGTCGCTCGACGACATCTTCTTCGACGCGGAAGCGTGGCTGGCGGATGGCATCGCGACGGAGTTTGCCCGTGCTGAGGGTGCAGCCTTCGTCGCCGGCTCCGGCACGAACCAGCCGAAGGGCTTCATGGCCTACGCCACGGCGGCGACGGCCGACAGCAGCCGCGCGTTTGGCACCTTGGAGCACATCGCCACGGGTGTGGCGGGCGACTGGGCCGCGTCGAACAAGGGCGATGTCCTGGTCTCGACGGTCTACAAGCTCAAGGCCGCGCACCGTGCCGGCGCTGTGTGGGTGACGAACAAGGCGCTGCTGAGCGAAATCCGCGCCTTCAAGGAATCCACCACGAACGCCTATATGTGGCAGCCGGGTCTGGCGGCGGGCCAGCCCTCGACGCTGCTCGGCTATGAGGTGGTGGAGGCCGAGGACGTGGCGGCGAAGGCTGCTTCGAGCCTGTCTCTGGCGTTCGGCAACTTCAAGAACGGCTACTGCGTTGTGGATCGCGTCGGTGTTCGCACCCTGCGCGACCCGTACACGAACAAGCCGAACGTGCAGTTCTACGCCACGAAGCGCACCGGCGGCATGGTCCTCGACAGCGAGGCCATCAAGGTCGTGAAGTTCGCGGTGTCGTGAAGGAACGGGGGCGGGGGAAACCTCGCCTCCTCTTTCACTGGGTGAAAGCGCATCTGTTCGTTCCGCGAGTGAAGCATGAATCGAATCCGAGCCATCGTGCCGCTGAGCATCGATCCGGTGACGCCGAGAAACGTCGCGTCCCACTCGCCCACTCGAAATCGTTGCAGGAATAATTCATGGCCGGCTTGACGCTTGTTACGGCACCGACCGTCGATCCGGTAACGCTTGAGGAGGTGAAAAACCACCTCCGTGCGACCGATACGACGGAGGACGGCTTAATCGCTGCCTACGTAAAGGCCGCGACACAGCATGTCGAAAACCTCATCGGACGCGCGCTGATCGAGCGGGCGTACGACTTGAAGTTTGACGGCAGCTGGCCGACGGACCGATTCGGGGCGCAGCGGATCCAGCTGGACATGCCGCCGCTGATGGCCGTGGACAGCATTTCGTATGTAGATACGGCTGGCGCGACGCAGTCTCTGCTGTCGTCGGATTGGCAGGAGAGTGAATACCTCGGCGTAGGCGTGATCGTCCCGACCTACGGGACCACCTGGCCGGACACGCGCAATCAGCCGGACGCCGTCATCGTGAGCTATCGAGCCGGCTACGGCGCGACGGCCCTGGCTGTGCCCGATGCGATTCGGCAGGCGATTCTGTTGCTTGTCGGTCACTGGCACGCAAACCGTGAAGCGGTTGCGGTCGGGAACGCCGTAAATACGGTGCCGTTCGCTGTGGATGCCCTACTTTCGCCTTACCGGATTTCGTACCCGTGAGGGCCGGCGCGCTCGACCGTCGCGCTGAATTGAAGCGCCGCGTCCTGACGCGAGACGCTACGACCGGCGAAGAAGTCGTTTCATATTCGACCTACGCGACCGTCTGGGCGTCGAAGCGCGACGTGCGCGGGCGTGAATTCTTCGCAGCCCAGCAGGTCAACGCGGAACTCACAACTATCTGGCAAATGCGGCACAGGTCGGACGTGGTCCACACCGACCGCATCGTCTGCGAGGGCGTGACCTACAACATCATCGGCATTGCCGAAATCGGCCGGCGCGTCGGGCTTGAAATTCAGGCCACGGCGGTGCGCCCGTGATTCAGGCCCGGGTCGAGGGCCTGACGGAGCTGAA